ATGCCTTTGACCAAGGGTTACTCCAAGGCTTCCATTTCCAAGAACATCAGTAAAGAAATGAAGGCCGGCAAGCCGCAAAAGCAGGCCGTTGCCATTTCTTTGAATACCGCCCGCACGGCTGCGATGAAAGCCGGTAAGCCCGGAAAGGCACCGAAAAAGGCATGATCACTGAATTTCCCGCGTTGGTTTACCGCTGCCCTGGCCCGCATGATGGCCCGCCCGGCAATACCTATGCGACGCTTTCTGTGGACGGGCCAGAGGCGCTTGCAGAGGCTTTGCGCATTGGGTGGCATTGGTCCCTTGATGATGCAGCGCGCGGCCTTGTGGCGCAGCCGAAAAAGGCGCCAGAGGATGCTCCAGAGCCTACGCGCGCCGATCTTGTGGCGCAGGCTGAGGCCCTTGGGATTGACGTTGATGGCCGATGGTCTGAGCGGCGCTTGCGGCGAGAGATTGACGCGGCGGTGAAGGCTGCCAGCCTGTGAGCTACACCAAGCGCCAATTCATCCAAGCGGCTTTTGAAGAGATAGGCTTGGCTGCCTATACCTTCGACATTACGCCGGACCAGATGGATAGCGCGCTGCGGCGCTTGGACGCCATGATGGCGACATGGAACGGCAAGGGTATTCGCCTTGCGTATCCTTTGCCTGGAAGCCCTGAATATACGGGGCTTGATGAAGAGACATTCGTTCCTGACAGCGCATGGGAAGCGGTAATCAGCAATTTGGCGCTGCGATTGGCGCCGGCCTATGGGAAGCAAGTGGCGGTAGAGGTGAAAACCTCTGCCCGGCAAGGGTATGAGGTGCTTTTGGCCCGCGCCGCCGCGCCGCGAGAAATGCAATTCCCCGGCACCATGCCAAGCGGCGCCGGTAACAAGCCATGGAATAGCGATGATCCGTTCTTCCCCGCGCCGGAAGAGGCAGTTTTGACAGGGCCGGAAGGCCCGCTGGAGTTCTGACCATGCCCACGATCAACCAGCTTCCGGTTTTGGCGCAGTTTTCTGGGGGCGACAGCATCCCGGTTTATTCCCCCACGAATGGCGATGCGCGGCGCGCGTCCATCACTTCCTTGATTGAGTATTTCCAGGCAAATTTTGCTGATCCAAATTACCTGACAATCATCAACGCCCCGACCAATTCAGGGTTTAACATTCAGCTCGGCACGCAAACCCAAAACGTGTTTCTGATCATCAACCCGACTGGCGCTTTTGCGGCTGGCACCATTACCTTGCCGCCGGTGGCGTCATGCTTTGACGGGCAGGAAATTCTTGTGGTTTCGTCCCAAAGCATTGCTGCGCTTACCGTGAACGGCAACGGCGGCACGTTGCTTGGAACGCCTGGCGCGCTTGGCATTGGCAGCTTTTTCACGATCCGGTTCAATCGCCTGCAATCCACCTGGTACACGCTTTCAAGCAATACCGGCTTCAACTTTGGCAGCCTGACGCTTTCCACCGCGATCAATGACGTGAATGGCAATGAGCTTTTGCGCGTGGCTGCCACGGCGGCGGCGGTGAATGAGGTCACGCTTACCAATGCGGCGGCGGGTGGTGCGCCGAGCCTGAGCGCGACCGGCGGCGATACGAATATCAGCCTGAACCTTGTGGCCAAGGGAACGGGTGCGGTGCAGGCTGGCGGCGTCCCTGTGGCAACGACCACAGGCGCGCAAACCCTGACCAATAAGACGCTCACGACGCCGGTGATGGCGACAATGCTTGTCGGCGGACAGACCGTAACTATTCCTGCCGCAACAGATACGCTTGTCGGGCGCGCCACGACTGACACCCTGACCAATAAGACGTTTTCCGGGGCTGTCCTGGGCACGCCCGTAAGCGGAACCCTGACCAATTGCACGGGCCTGCCGATCGCAACGGGCGTGAGTGGCCTTGCTGCGCTTGTGGCAGCTTTCTTGGCCGCGCCTTCCAGCGCCAATTTTGCGGCCATGCTGACTGATGAAACGGGCACTGGCGTTAATGTGTTCAGTCAGCAGCCCACCATTACCGGCTTGCGGCGCGCGGCGCCTGTGACCAAGGTGGCGGATTTCACGCTTGCCGATGCTGAGGATTTCATCATCAATAATAAGCCGGCGGCGGCTTGTGTGGTGACATTGCCGGCGGCGGCTTCCTATAGCGGGCGCGTGGTGACGTTCAAGACGGTGCAGGCGTTCGCCATCAATAGCGCATCTTCCAATGTGGTGCCGCGCGCTGGTGGCGCCGCTGGCACGGCAATCGTATCCGGCACCGCCGGGAATTGGGCCGAGCTTGTGAGCGACGGTTCCAATTGGGTAATCATGGCCGGGAGCTAAGGCAATGGCTGACATTAAGAAAAGCTACAATGACGTTGTGCGCCGCAATGTGGATATGCTGGACGGCACCCATGCCGAGGTGATTGCAGCGATTTCGCAAAACATCACGACAAAATTTCGTGATGCTTTTGAAAGCTACGATCCGATCTCGGGCGGAAAGTGGGAGCAAAGCAAGGCCGTTGGCGATTTGATTTGGGTGAATGGAAATGCCGCCGCTGCCAGTTATCTTGTGATTTCGCTTGACCCGTTGACTGCCGGGACTGAAACATCAATTGAAAGCCGCTTGAATTTTGGCCTTCCTGTAGAGATTTCTTTTGGCGCGCATATGTCGCAGCGCACACTGGGGCAAGAATTTGCTGTTGAGGTTGTGGATACGCTGCCTGTCTTGCCTGATGTTCCATTGCTGGAAATTGCGTCAATCACGCAAGCTTTGTCAGTGCTTACGGTTGACACTGTTCTGCCGCATGGTTTGAGCGTCGGTAAAAGTATCGGCATTACCGGATGTTCTAATGCGGTAGCCAATTACCCGGCTTTGGTGGTGGCATCTGTTCCGAGCCCTACGCAATTCACGGTCACAGCCGGCCCTGGCGGCACGATTGCATCGCAGACCATTACCAATCCAGCGGGCGCCAAGGGCTTTGTCTTTTCCCGCGAAAGGTTTGGCCGTTCTCAAAATGGCGTTTCGCAAATTTTTGAAAATTCTACCGTTACCAATGCCAGCTTGTATATCCGGGCTGAGGCTGGCGATGCGCTTCCTTCCGGTATTATCGCGGACAATCATTCGGTCACTGTCGGAACCACGGCAAGCGTTGCGCTTGTGACATCGCCGTATCAATACGCTTTCAGGCCAACGACTGAGTTTCGGTTTTTTGCACAAGTTGACCGGGTGCAATGGGCGGATGGCGCGGTTGAGGCTGTAGCGCAAACCACATCGCGCTTGCTCCGCACGCAAGTATGCCCTGATCCAGCCCATAACTACAAGTTCCGTATTCGCGGCACAAACAACGCATCCCTGACGGTGCCTAACGCGCAAATTGTGAGCGCGGTCAAAACAGGCACCACAACCGCCACGATTACTACTGACCGCTCGCATGGGTTGGTGGCGAATGATCCTGTGGTGATCTATGGTATTCGTGATGCGACCAATTTCCCTAACTTAGCCACAGCTACGGTTGTCGCGTCCGTTATTGATGAGACCAGCTTTACGATTGTTATTGGTGGCGCGGTCACTGCCACAAGCTACGGCGGGTACGTCGCTAAGGTAAACGGCGGCAACCTCATGTCTTCCCTTGGTGCGGTTGCCCAGGTGGCGCAGAGCGCGACGCTTTCCACCTTGGCGGATGGCACTCGGCAGCTCGTGCTTGTTGGTTCTGCCAACTGGGCAGCGCCTGCGACGACCATTGGTGATATGCTGGAATTGGTTGGGTGCCGTGATATTGCGACTGGCGCTACCCTTGGCCTTGATGGTCCTTGGCAAATTGCCAATGTTGCCACAACAAACTTGACTTTGGTTCTTCCGTATTCTGGCCAGCGCACTTTGCCGGTTGATTTTGGCACGACAAACTGCGGCGGCGGTTTGATCCGGCGCACTTGCTTCCGCCTTAGCTTTGTGCGGATTTTCGACTATAAGCGTGAGCGGGTTGAGATGCTTGCGCGCCCTGCCGGGGATTTAGCAGCGGCTGTGCCTGTTTCGATCCAAGGCGGTGCATTGTCTTCGGTTTCTTCCGTAACTAACGCTGGTACCCCGGCGGTCCCTGCAACGCCGTATTTCGTCAATTCGTTGGCATCCACAAATGCGGCCTTAGTGCTGACTGGCACGTCTGGGCTTTGTGCGTTGTGGGCTTCCAACATTGGCGCCACTGACGCTTTTGTAAAACTGTTCAATAAAGCAACGGCGCCTGTGCCTGGAACAGACGTGCCGGAAATGATTATCCCCGTACGCGCCGCCGTTGCTGGCGTTCCCGGTGTTGCGGAAATCTCGCCCGGCTTTAACGCCTATCGTTTCCCGCTTGGGCTTGGCATCGCCATTACCGGAGCGGCTGCTGATAGCGATACCACGGCGGTTGCCGCCGGGCAGGTCAAAGTCAAACTGTCGAGGACGGTGTGATGACAATTCCCCCTGTTTGGACAATCATTTCGGAAAACGCGCCTTATTACACGGTGAGCGTCAAGTTCAACGGCTGCGATTTCGAGCAGACAATTATTTGCACCGAAACGGGCGATAAGTTGACTGCCGCGATTGAAAAATACGCGGCGGAATATGCTGAAGCTTGGCACGAATTGCCCGAGACTGGCGGCGAATAAATGCCGGAGGTGCCGATCTTGAATGGCATCTATGCGGATAGCGCGGCGGATTTCCGCGTGGCGCTACCGGTCAACCTTGTTCCTATCCCGACTGGCGCTGGTATTTCGGGCAGCTATCTTCGGCCTGGCGATGGCTTGGTTCAACTTGGGACAGGCCCAGGTGCTGATAGAGGCGGGATTGAATGGCGCGGCCAATGCTATCGCGTCATGGGTTCGCGCCTGGTTCGGATAGATGCAAGCGGAGCCCTGACCGATATTGGCGATGTTGGCGCGGGCGGTCTTGCATCCTTTGATTACAGCTTCGACTATCTGGCCATCGCATCCGCTGGGCGCTTGTATCTTTACAATGGTTCCACGCTGCAACAGGTGACTGATCCAGACTTGGGCACCGTGCTGGATGTGATTTGGATTGACGGCTATTTCATGACTACTGATGGCGAGTTTTTGGTGGTCACTGAATTGAATAATCCCTTCGCGGTTGACCCGCTCAAATACGGATCATCGGAAATTGACCCTGACCCAATCAAGGCGCTGATCAAGTTTCGGAACGAGGTTTACGCGCTCAACCGGCATAGCATCGAAGTGTTTGACAATGTGGGATCAGCGGGGTTCCCGTTCCAGCGCAATGAGCGCGCGGTGATCCAGAAGGGCGTTGTCGGGACGCAAGCTTGCTGCATTATGGGCGATGCGATTGCCTTCCTTGGCGGGGCGCGGAACGAAGCGCCGGGCGTGTTCCTTGGCGTATCTGGACAAGCGCAGAAAATCAGCACGCGCGAGATTGACACGATTTTGCAAGGTTATACGGAAGAACAGCTTTCGGAGGTTATGCTTGAAACGCGCTTGGACCGCTCGCATCAATACCTTTACGTTCATTTGCCGGATAGGACGCTTGTCTATGATGCAGCGGCTACGGGCGCGCTGCAAAGCCAAGTTTGGTTTACGCTAACCTCTACGGTTGACGGTTTCGCACGGTATCAAGCGCAGGGCCTTGTCTGGTGCTATGGGCAATGGTTGTTTGGCGATCCGACTGCCGCGCGGTATGGCCGGCTTTCGGATGAGGTTTCGCACCATTTTGGGCAGAAGGTGCGGTGGGAGTTTTCGACGCCCATTGTCTATAACGCGGCGCGCGGCGCAGTGTTCCATGCAATGGAGCTTACATGCCTGACGGGCAATGTAGCCTTGGGCGCTGATCCTTACGTTACCACGTCGCATAGCTTCGATGGCCGGTCCTGGTCCGTCCCCAGGCGGGCGAGCGTGGGCAAAGTAGGTAACACCACAAAGCGCGTCCAATGGCGCCAGATGGGCTTTATGCAGGCTTGGCGGGCGCAACGCTTCCAGAGTGACAGTGACGCCCATGTGAGCATCGCGCGGCTTGAAGCCACGCTGGAACCGTTGGCAGTCTGATGGTCAATCCGCTTCCCCCTACCCGTGCGGAATTGGCGCAATTCCTGCCTGACCATGCGTCAATCCGGGCCTTCGAGCAGTTGTTTAAGGTTGCTGGCGAATTGACGCCTGCCGAGATTGAGCGGCTTGGGGTGCTGATCCAAGAGGCGGCTCTGCAAGCCGACAGCGCGGGCGCGCAGGCGGCGGCGGCAAATGGCGCGCTGGACCGCATTGCCGATAGCCTGGAGCTTCTGGCCTATGCGCCGCCGCGCTTGCCGGTGGTGCTTCCTGATGACGTTGCGCCTCCGATTGCGCCGCCCAAGCGGTCTCGGTTTGGTTCCTTCTATGACACCACAACCCAAACGGCGGCGGCGATCAATACCGCCTATGCGGTCACGTTTAACACAACCGATCTAAGCGAGGGCGTCTATCGTGGCAGCCCGACATCGCGCATCTATGTGGACGAGCCGGGCGTGTATAATTTCCAGTTTTCGGCGCAGCTTGACAAGACATCCGGCGGTGTCGGGATTTTCGATTTCTGGATTAGGGTGAACGGTGCTGACATTGCCAATTCTGCCGGGCGCGTGCGGATACAGGGCAACAATGCCGAATTGGTGACGGCTTGGAATTTCCTGACCCGCATGAAGGCGGGTGACTATTTTGAGCTGATGTGGGCGGTGGATGACATCAGTTGCCAGATTCCCGCATTCCCTGCCGCCGCTCCGCACCCCGGCATTCCATCGGTTATCCTGACCGTTTCAAACAATATCGGAGCCTGACCCATGGCCGTAACCGTTAAGAATATCATCCCGGCAAAGCAGGCCGAAAACACGCAAACCACGCAATACACCGCGACCGGGTGCCGCACAATTATTGACAAGTTCACCGTCACCAATACCAGCGCGTCCAATGTGGCCTTTTCGGTCAATCTGGTGGCGTCAGGCGGTTCGGCTGGGGTTGCCAATCTGGTGCTGGATGAAAAGAACATTGTGCCAGGCGAGACCTACCTTTGCCCGGAATTGGTGGGGCAAGTGCTGGAGCCGGGCGGGTTTATCAGCACATTGGCCGGGGCGGCTACCAGCCTGACTATTCGGGCAAGCGGGCGGGAAATCACTTGATTAACAGCCGCGTGATACGGTAAAGCTGGGGCGCTGAGTATGGCCGCCGGCAGCCGTCACGCAAGGAGATAAGCCTTGGACGGGTTGCACCTTCAGACACATTTTCAGGCGATGGGCTTGCCACAGGACGCGCAACGCTTCCTGCTGGTTGTCTATGAGGCTTGGCAAGTGTTTGATGATTTCGCGGACGGTGACGCGGTAAAGCGCGAAGATTTGAACGCCACGCTTTGGAACGTGTTTGTGGGCTTGCCTTCAAACCCGTTCTATCAAGCGCATATGCCGGCGCTTATTCCGGCGCTTGGCACGGGCATTCTGAAATGGATTGCTTCGGATACGGCGGAACGCGCTGGCGTTGCGGATGAAGTGTCTTTCGTGTGGCGCGCGGGGTTCTATGACTTGGTGATGCTGGTGACGCAGCTTGCGTTGGGGGCAGCCGAGGCGATGCGCTTGGCGCCTTCCGTCATGAAGCTTTACGGCGAGAAATTTGCCGATTATCGGAAGGAGTTCCCGTAATGCCTGGCGCAGGTATTGGTGCGATTGTTGCGATGAACGCGGCCAGAAGCGCCGCATCTACCCAAGCCCGCGCGGCAGAGGCCGGGCAAGAAACGCAACGCCAGATGTTCGAGCGGACGCAGGAAATCTTGCGCCCCTATGTGGAAGCGGGTGAGGCGCAGCTTCCTACGTTGGCCGGCTATGCTGAGGCCGGGCCGCAGGCGTTTGAGCAACAACTGGCGCTTGCCGGGTTGGCAGGGCCGGAAGCGCAGCAAGCGGCTATTCAGCAAGTCCAAGCGCAGCCGCGCTTTGGCGCCCTTATGCGGACCGGCGAGGAAGCCATTTTGACCAATGCGGCGGCGACAGGCGGCTTGCGTGGCGGCAATACGCAAAACGCGCTGGCGCGCTTCCGGTCTGATTTGCTCGCAGATGAAATTGAGCGAGAATATGCGCGCTTTGGCGGATTGACAGCCTTCGGGCAGGGCGTGTCGCAAAACTTGGCGCAGATGGGGCAAGCAGCAGGCGCAAATGTTGGCGCGCAAGGGATGCAAACCGGGCAAGCGATTTCGGCATTGCAGGGGGCGGCGGGCGCGGCGCGGGCAGGTGGAACGCTTGCCAGCGGTCAAACCTTTGCAAACCTGTCGAACCTTCCCCTTCAAATGGCCGGCATGGCGCTGGGCGCTAGGTCAAGCGCGCCATCGCTGTTTGGTTGAGGGCTTATCATGAGCGGACAACTCCCCCAGGTTCCGAATTACCTGCCAAACATCCAAAGCCCGTTTACGGCGGCGGTGCAAGGTCTGCAATTCGGGCAAGCTGTTGGTGAGGCCGTAGCGGCACCACAACAACGCGAGAATATGCAATCCGCCATGCAAGCGTTCCAGCGCAACCCGTCGCCACAAACGCTCACGCCATTGCTGACATCCTTGCCGCCACAGACTGCTGAGGTGTTGCGGAAGCATTGGGAGGGTATGGAAACCGGGCAGCGCGAAAGCAACATTGCTTTCGGCGGACAAGCCATGTCTGCCATTTTGGCCGGTCGCGCCGATCTTGCTGGCGACCTATTCATGCAACGCGCAACAGCCCTTGAAAATGCCGGGCGCGCTGATGAGGCAAAGTTCAATCGAGATATGGCCGAATTGGTGAAGGTCAATCCGCAATTCGCGCTTGCTTTTGGCGCGTCAACGTTTGGCGCCAGTGAGGGCGGCGAGCGGATGCTGAGGAACATTCTGGCGGCTACCAGGGAGCCGGTTGCGCAACGCGGCGCGGTTGCTGATGTGCAGCAAAAAGAAACGGAAGCAGCGGCAAAGGGCGCGCAAATTGCCGCCGATATTGCCGCAAAGCGCGCCACAACCGCAGCCACCATTTCTCAACTTCAGCGGGACGCACAATCCAATGGCGTGACCATTGATAGCAATTCAATGGGCCTTTTAAATACGTCAGTTCGAGAAGCAACCGAAGCAACATCTGATGCAAACCGCATGGCAAATGTGGCCCGAAGAATTGAAGATGGAATAAACACACAAGGCGCCCCAGCGGCGGCGCGTGCGGCGCTTGAAAGGTTTATGGGTTCGGGCGAATTTGTGAAGCTTCGCACTGAATACAACAATCTCCGAAACAATGCTCTCATTCGTCAACTTGGACCAATGACAGGCGCATCTTCTGACAAAGATGTTGCCTTGTTCATGTCCGGCTTTATTGATGAAAACGCTGCACCTGAAACGCTTGCATCATTCTTGCGGGGCATGGAAAAGGTGTCACGCGCTGATGCTGCAACGCGGCAGTCTCGCGCATCTTGGATTTCCAATTTTGGCAGCCTGCGGGACGCCACGCGCGAAACGTCAATTGGCGGTTTTGCAGTGCAACCAGGAAGCAGCTTTGTAGATTTTGAAAAAAACTACAGCCAATTTTTGCTTGGTTTTAACAGGCAAGGAACCGCGCAAGAGCCTTCCTACATGCGCTTTGCACCACGGGCGGGCCAATAATGTCAGAAACCCGCGAAGCCCCGCCGAACGATTTTCGCGATCCGTTTTGGCGTGACCTTATCGCCAGCACGGAGCAGCGCGTTGGCATTCCTGCCGGGTCTTTGCGCGCGGTGGTGGAATTTGGCGAAAGAACGCCCAATGACCGTGTTTCATCGGCGGGCGCGCGGACAGTGTTTCAGATTATCCCGCAAACCCGCAATGCCATATTGGAAAAACACGGGGTTGACGCTTACCTAAGCCCAGAAAATGCCGCAGAAGCGGCGGCGCTTTTGCTGCAAGAAAAGCTGCAACGAAACGGCGGAAATCTGGCCCAGGCTTTTGGCGAGTATCACGGCGGCACCAATCGGCGTAATTGGGGGCCGGTGACGCGATCTTACATCAATCGCACGATGGTTGGCTATAATCGCCTGTTGGCGGATCAAACCGCGCAACCCGCATCGCAGACTGAGGGTGCCCAGGGTACGGTAAATCTAATTGAGCAAAACGAGCGCGCATTGCAAAGCGCGCTACAGCCGCGCCCTGAAAGATTGCGCGCGGTGTATGAGGCATATCGCACCGGCCAAATGCCGCCAGAAGACGCGCAAGCGTTTGAAAATGACATTCGATCTGGCAAGATTACAATGGAGCGCGGCGCTACCTTTCTTGATGGCAGCCCGGCCATTTCGCAAAACGTGGCGCAAGCTTCGGGGACGCCGCGCGTTTTACCGCAAGAGGTCTTGGACGCTTACACGCAAGGCCGCATGACAGTAAACGAGCGAAAGCTTTTTGAGAGCCATGCCCGAGATGGTGTTATTCAGCTTCCAGAAGGCTTTCCGCTTGCTCGCACCGAAACAGAGGCACCGACGCGCCAATCATTGTTTGGTCGAAGGGGCGAAGTTTCCGGCCAAACCCCGCCCGCGCCAATGCCGGCAGTCCCCCCTCCTGCCCCAGGTATGGCGCAACAGCCCCAGGCCGCGCCGGGTGTTCCAGGGGCGCCCATGGAAGGGGTCACGCCACAAGCGCAACCTGTGCCGCCTCCGGCAGCCGCCCCAAGGACAGAAACCACGGCGGCGGGTTTGGCGGGCGCTGCTACGCGCGGCGCAGCGTTGCCGGCTGCGGGCGCGCTTGCGGGCGGGGCCTTGGCATTACCGACTGGCGTTGGGGTGCCTTTGGGCGCCGCAATGGGCGCCACGGCTGGCGCTTTGGCGCCAATTGTTGGCGATCCGGCGGTTGCTTTCATAAATCGCCAGTTTGGCACGAATTTCATGCAACCTTCGCAAGCCCTGAATGAATTGCTTGCCCGCGCCGGGGTCATGGCGCCAGCAACACCGACGGAGCGGGTGGTAGAATCGGCGGCTTCAACCGGCGCGGCGGGTGGCGCGCAAGTGGCCGCAATGGGCCAATTGGCTGCCCGAGCATTGGCACGTGATCCTAATTCAATTTTGGCTAGGGTCTATCAATCGCTTTCGACCGGACCACGCGCTCAGGTTGGCGCCGCAACGGGCGCCGGGGCCGGTGGTCAAACTGTTGCCGAGATGGGCTATGGCGAGCTTGGGCAGGCGGCTGGTTCGCTTATTGGAGGCTTAGGTGGGGCAGGCGCCGGGTCAATCCGTGTTGGCGCTCCCGCACGCATTGCGGCAGATGTGGCGGCGGCAGAGCGCGCCGGCGTGCCTGTTATGACAAGCGACGTTTCGCCGCCGAGAACCTTTATCTCCAATTGGTTGCGCCGTGTGGGGGAAGCCATCCCAATTACCGGAACGGGTGGCCCAAGGGCCGCGCAACAGCAAGCACGGGTTGAAGCCGTGCAAAACATCCTACGCCAGCATGGGGCCAGTGAGGCGGCGGATGCTATTGGGGATGTTTCCGCTTCTGTTTTGGCCAAGCGTGAAGCTCAATTGCAAAAATATGCTGGCGAAAAAATGTCGGTCATCAACGCTTCATCGCCAAATATTCCTGTTCCGGTCAATAGGACTGTTGCCGCCATTGATATTGAATTGGCGAAACCAGAAATGAATACTACCGTTTTGGCGCCGGTTCGACGCATTCTTGAAAATTGGCGGGACGATATACAAGGCCAGGGGCTTCCGGCGATTGAAACCTTGCGTTCTATTTTGGGGCAGGCATTCAAAAATGATGCTTTGGCAGATGTTCGGACTGCCGGGGAAAAGATCGTCACAAGCCTTTACGGTCCTTTGCGCGAAGATATGGGCGAGTTCATCCTGCAAAACCAAGGGCGCCCGGCATTTAACAAATTCAATGTCGCCATGGAGCGGTTGCGGGTTGGCGTCAAAGAGCTAGAAAACGATGCTCTTAAATCAATTCTTGATCGTGGCGAAGCAAGGCCAGAAAATGCGCTGCGCCTTCTTTTGTCGTCCAACAAATCAGATGTGCAGCTTCTTTACCGCAACTTGACACCAGCGGGCCAGCAGCGCGCCCGAGCCGCGATCCTGGAAGATGCGCTGGCAAAAAGCAGCACAGCGAAAGAAATAAACCCGACTCGGTTTGCCAATGAATTAGGCAAGCGCGGAACCTCCATAGGCGTGATG